GGTGCCTCGGACCCCAGCGGTCGCGGTGCCGTCGTCCCCAGCGGTCGCGGTGCCGTCGTCCCCAGCGGTCGCGGTGCCGGCGTCCCCAGCGGTCGCGGTGCCGTCGTCCCCAGCGGTCGCGGTGCCGGCGTCCCCAGCGGTCGCGGTGCCGGCGTCCTCAGCGGTCGCGGTGCCGGCGTACCCAGCGGTCGCGGTGCCGGCGTACCCAACCACCGGACTGGCACCCTCCTCGGTCACCCACCAGCGATCCTCCTCGGCTCGGCGTGCCAGCGCCTCGCGCGTCCGGTGCTCGACGTCCTCTCGGATCGCCCACTCCGGGAGTTGGTCCTGGTCGATCGAAAACGACCACTGCGCCAGGTCGCTACATCGCGGATCCTCGTCCGGAGGACTGATCTCGACGCGGACGATCAGGATCCGTGTTGCATCGTCACGCAGACCGTGCTCGGTGATGATCTGCTCGTGCGAGTCCGAGACGCGCGACCAGAACACGTTGTTTTTGGTCAGAACAAAACTTGCAAACTGGCACATTGTTCTTCTCCTCTATACCGCCCTGATCGCCCTGCGTTCGAACGACGCCACCGCCAGCACCCACCCCAGGTAGTCTCGCGACGCCCGGTGCGCTGCGTCCCCCAGTCGCAGGATCTCGTCGGAGTCCTCGCTGGTGTCGGCGGTCGCGTGGTAAGCGTCCCAAGCGGACGAGGCGGCGGACCACGCTGCATCACGGGCAGCGCGGGCGACCTCGATCATCGTCTGCTCGGTGGTGTCGGGTTGGGTGGTGGTCACTCGCAGCCCTCCGGAGGCGGGCAGGGGATCGTGTCGTGCGGCATGAGGTGCAGGATGCTCCGAGTTCCTGGCGCCGTCAACCGCAGGTTAAAAGAACGGCCGTCCGTTTCGTTAACCTGCGGTTGCGTCGGCTGATCCCCAGGTGTACGGTGCGAGGGTGACACGAGGTCAGATCGCGCTCGAGAGGGCGCTCCGCCGTACCACCCTGGTGACCCTCGCCCGCGAGCTGCGGGTGTCGGCTGCCATGCTCCATTACCTGCGACGCGGTGAGCGGACGCCCGGGCTCGACCTGGCGGTTCGGCTCGAGCGGAGGCTGCGGATACCGCCGCGGGCGTGGACGGAGGTGGCACCGTGAGCAACCGATACCCAGTGACATCCCCACGTCTCTGCCGCATCTGCCGGACGCGGCGCGCTACCCACCGCACGCTCTGCAACCACTGCACCTGCCTTGGGGTGCGAGTCGTCCACCCCGCGCCAGAGCCGGGGACGTACCGGGTCGTGCCGTGGGACTCCGAGGAGCCGACGTACGGGACGGGTGGGCGCGCGGCGATTGAGGGGGCCTCGTGATCTCTGCGCTCTACGTCGAGGGCCCACCGCGCGGCGCGTACTGTGGCCTGCCCGACGTCGAGGTATGGGACGAGTCGCGCGACGCGCGGCTCTACGCGGGGCCGTGGCCGGTGGTGGCTCATCCGCCGTGCCAGCGGTGGGGTCGGTACTGGTACGGAGGCCCGTCCGCAAAGGTTCGTCTCGTTCGCGGAGACGACGGCGGGTGCTTCGCGGCTGCTCTTGCCTCCGTTCGACGGTGGGGTGGCGTGCTCGAGCATCCGGCGGATTCGTCGGCTTGGGCGGCGCACGGGCTGATCGGTGCGCCACGCAGATCCGGATGGGTGACCGCCGGTGACTTCCTCGGGTGGACCTGCTGCGTCGAGCAAGGCCACTACGGGCACCGGGCGCGCAAGGCGACCTGGCTCTACGCGGTTAGGTGCGATTTGCCGGAACTCGATTGGGGTCCGTCCACTGCGTCGGTACGACTCGACAACGGGTTCCACTCCGCCGAGGAGCGGCGGCGAACGGTGCGTACCGGTGCCTGCCAGAGATTGAGCAAGAGAGAGAGAGCGAGCACCCCGCCCGCCTTCCGCGACGTCCTGATCGCGATGGCGCGGTCAGCGAGGAGGAGCTGATGCCCGCCTGCATAACCTGCGGATCACCCCTCACCGGGCACCAGCTCTACTACTGCTCGGAGGCGTGCACGCGCATCCGGGACAGAGAGCGGTCGGCGCGTGAGAGGGCTCATCGACGCGCCACGCCGCGGGCGCGGAGCATCTCGCAGCGGCACACCGTGGCGGAGCTCGTGGCACTGCGGCTCGACGACACGAGCGACCTCCCGCCGCGCCCTCGAACACGGGGCGAGTGCGGGACCGAGCGGCCATGCCCGTGGGTCGGGTGCCGGTACCACCTGTACCTCGACGTCTCGCCGCGCACCGGATCGATCAAACTGAACCACCCGGACATCGCGGTGGAGGACATGCACGAGTCGTGCGCGCTGGACGTTGCCGACGCCGGCGAGCACACGCTGCTCGAGGTGGGCGCGCTCGTCAACATCACCAGGGAGCGCGTCCGGCAGCTCGAGGTCGGGGCCGTCGAGCGACTCAGGACATCGCCCCTCGCGGACTACGAGGGGTACGAGCAACCAACGGAGGAATGACATGGAGATCAGAATCAACACGGACGCGCTCACATCGGACCTGGACATCGAGGCACTCACCGGACGCATCACCGCCTACGTGCACGCCGAGCAGGCGCAACGGGAAGCCGCAGCGCAGCTCTCGGAGGCGATGACCGACCTGACCACGTCGGGCGTCGCGATCGGTGACGGTCCCGCGCCACCGAAGGGTAAGGTACGACGGGCGGCGCGCAGAACTACGACGCCGGACGGGACACGTCCTGCACCGAGCAGTCCCACCCGCGTGGTCACGGTGAGCGACGACTTCCTCGCCGAGCGACTGCGTCAGGCGTGCGCATCGGACGACCCGATGACCCTAGACGAGATTAGGCAGCGGGCGGACTGCGCGGATCAGGTCCAGTTGCGCCGCGTCCTGGACGCGATCGCCACCCGGTCAGGCAAGGGCCGAGGGACCCGGTACACCGTGGACGTGGGACGGGAAGTGACCGATGGCTGACTGCTACACCTGCGACCGAGACGCTGAGGAGATCGCCACCACTACCTCCGACGAGGCGATTGCCGAGTACATCGAAAGCATCGACCCGCCGTTTCCGCGCACGCTGACGGCGATGGCATACGTCGCAGTCGGCGACCCGAACGACCCAGACGGGCAGACGCTCAACCGATACAGGACGGACGACGTAACCGTGTCCGTCGCCTCGTGGATCCGGGAACACCGTCCGTCGTGGCTGACAGAGCGGTACCTGCTGGACGAGGTGCGGAGATTGGAGGAGTGATGGCTGACCTCTGGGACTGGGCCGACGTTGCCGCCGTCGGCGTGATCGCTCGCGAGGCGGCGGACCACGCTGCATCACGGGCGGCGCCGGCGACCTCAAGCATCGTCTGCTCTGTCGTGTCGGTGGTGGTCATTCGCATCCCTTCGGGGGAGGGCAGGGGCCGACGGTGACCCACCTCCGCCACTACCAGGTGCGAGCCATCGCGGAGACGCGGCAGGCGTACCAGCAGGGAGCTCGAGGCGTGGTCCTCGTGCTCCCGACGGGTGCCGGAAAGACGGTCATCCTGGCGGAGGTCGTGCGCTTGCACCTTGCCTCGCACCCCGAGGGGGAGGCGGTCGTCTACGTGCACCGCGAGGAGCTCGTGGAGCAGACGCGCGCCAAGCTCGCTGCGGTGGGGGCGAGCGCGCGCGTCGAGATGATCCAGACGGCGATTCGGCGGGAGGTGCGACCGTCGACGCTCGCTGTGATCGATGAGTGCCACCACATGGGCCAGGGAGCGGAGCAGTGGAGCGGGCTCGCGCGGGACCTGCGGTGCCACGTCCTGGGGCTCACGGCAACGCCGCAGCGTGGTGATGGGACCGCGCTCGTCGGGTTCGACCGGCTCGTGGTGGGGGCCACGACGCGCGAGCTCACGGAGCTCGGGTACCTGTGTCCGTGCGAGGTGATCGCCCCGGACCGAGGAGGCGTGCTCGCTGACCCGGTCGAGGCCTACCAAGAGTACGGGAGCGGGAGGCCGGCGGTCGTCTACTGCCAGACCGTCGAGCACGCCCAGGAGGTGGCAGACCGACTCGGCGGGGCCTGTGTGGACGGCGACATGCCAGCGGCCGCACGGGCCTCCGCCATCTCTTCATTCCAGCGCGGAGAGGTGTCCGTGCTGGCCAACGTGTACGTGCTCACCGAGGGGTGGGACGCGCCACGGGCTGAGGTGTGCGTCGTGGGGCGCGGGGCAAGCGCAGCGTGCACGTGGCTCCAGATGATCGGCCGCGTTCTGCGGCCAAGCCCGGGCAAGCGGAAGGCGCTGGTCATCGACTGCAAGGGCAGCGTGTACCAGCACGGCCTGCCCACCGACGACCGAACGTGGACGCTCGACGGGACCGGGCACGTGCTGTCCAAGGCCGACCCGTTGCGCCAGTGCCCACAGTGCGGAGGCGTGTCCCGCCCGGCCCCGGACTGCCCGTGGTGCGGGTACCGGTTCCCGCCGCCGCGTCTCCCGCTCGCCCGTCGCATCGAGATGGGCCAGGTTTCGCAGGTGGCCCCCGAGGAGCAACGGCGCGCGTACTACGACCAGCTCCGAGCTCAGGCCCGAGCGCGCGGGTACTCCGCAGGCTGGGCGATGTATCGATTCAAGGCACGGTGGGGGCACTGGCCTCCGAGAGGATGGGCAGCATGACAGAACAGAAGCGAATCGAGTGGATAGCAGAAAGGACAGAGCGCGATTCGTCGTGGCACTGCCTGAGAGTGCAGTACGATGGTGACGGGTGCCAGCGGTTGCGCGAAACCGAACCAGCCGACGTCGTGGCCTGGCTACGCGCGGCGCCGGAGGACGCGCGGCGCGAGGTGCTAGCCGCCCTGCTGCCGCCGGTGATGACGATCAACGTCAAGAAGGTACCGGGCTACGAGGAGCTACAGGCGGAACTCCTTGCCAAGGGGTGCGAGGGTGAGATGTGGCGCGCCCGCGCCGAGAAGGCGGAGCGCAACTGCCTCGCCGCCCAAAACCGGCACATCAAGGCCGAGCGGGAGCGGAACGAGGCGCGGGACGCGCGCGACCGGTTGCTGCGCGAGCTCGCCGAAGCGCGCGCTCCGAAGCCGTCCGCCGACCTGCCGCTGGCACCGGGGAGCCGGTGGGTAGACGGCGAGGTGGTGGACGCATATGGCAACCGCACCCGCATCATGGGCAATCCGGGTCGCGAGTGGCTGCGGACCATCGATCGCGACGACAAGAGAGGCTCCCCCTACGTTGCCGACGCCATCGCCGTTCTCGCCCGCGCCGGCCTCCTGCCTGCGGGTGACAGCATCCCGAGGGCGCAGTTGTACCCGTTGCTGGTGCAGTGCGTCGAGGCTGGGATCGGAAACACGTTCATCGGGCGCAAGGATGCAACCGGCTCCATCGTCGCCAGCATCCTCGACGCCTACGACCGCGAGACGAAAGCAGGCTCCGGTGGCTGACCGCGAGCACGCAATCCAGGACGCCATCCGCCGCGCAGTCCCCCCGACGCGCGCCGTGCTCTGGCACAACTCTACGGGGCAGGTCGAGATACCGCGAGCCGACGGGGGCATCACCCACCTGAGGTACGGGCTCGCGGTGGGGAGCGCGGACCTCGTCGGGGTGCGGCGACCAGACGGGAGATTCGTCGCCCTCGAGGTCAAGTCAGCGACGGGGCGCCCGACACCGGACCAGCTCCAGTGGCTCGACCTCGTGCGCCGCTGCGGAGGCATCGCGGCTGTGGTGCGGAGCGTGGACGAGGCGCTGGAGGTGATCGGATGACTGACTGGCTACGTCGCAAGTGGCAACACGTGTGCTGGATCTACATGCTATTGCGGTTCGGGGGGCGACCGTGACCTGGCGCCCCGTCTCCACCGATCCGCCCGCTATCGGAGCTCGAGTGCTGGTCATCGACCCGACCGCGGACGCCATCCGGACCATCACGTGGTCCCACAATTCTGCCGAGCGGTGGCTGTGGTGGCTGCCGAGGGAGGTGCTGCCGTGAGCATCACCCGTGCACAGGTGGAGCCACCGAAGCTCTGCCCGCTGTGCGGGTGCCGGATGCGGTTGTACCGTGCCGAGCACTTCGACGGTTACCGGGCGCGGTGCTGGTGCGCGGGACTCGCAGAACGGTCGGAGAGATACGTGGTGTTCGAGTTCCTGGCGGGAGCGCGGCCACGTCTCCATCGTTCCCTTGCCGGGTGGCATCTCCGGTGGCTGTGCGCCGCGCATCGCGAGCGGGCGCAACGGAGGCAGCTGTGGACGTAGCCTGGCCCCATCTCTACGCCTCGCGCGGCTGGCCTGTGTTTCCGCTGCGGGGTAAGGAGCCTCGCGTCAAACACGGCGTGCTCGAGGCCACGTTGGACCACCACCAGATCCACGCATGGTGGAGCCAGTGGCCCGACGCGAACATCGGGGTGCGGTGCCTCGCCTGCACCGTGCTCGACGTGGACCCGCGGCACGGCGGGGACGTGGGGCTGGCGGAGCTCGTACGCGTGCACGGGCGGCTCCCCGAGGGCCCCGTGTCGCGGACGGGGGGCGGCGGGTGGCACATCCTGCTCCGGCCGCTCGAACTCGCGGAGGGGGAGAGCCTCGTCCGGCATCCGTGGCGGGGGGCTGACCTCTGCTCCGGTGGCCACTACGTCGTCGCGCCCCCGAGCGTCCACCCGGACCCGCCCCACCGCCTGTACCGGTGGCTGCGCCCGCCGACGCTCGAGCTACCGGAGGCGCCCCAGTGGCTGCGCGCGCTGTGCGTGAGGCGCCCTGCCCCGAGGCCCGCCCCGGTGTCGCACGACCGCCCAGAGGGGGGCGCAGGGGCCGAGGAGCGCTACGCCGAGGGAGCACTCCGGTCCGCGATCGCGGAGTGTGAGCAGGCCCCCGACGGGGCCAAGCACAGCACCCTGGCGCGCAACGCGTGGGGCCTCGGCGGGCTCGTGCGGTCGGGTCTCCTGGACGAGGACCGGGTCCGGGCGGCGCTACAGGCTGCGATCTGGCGCCCCGAGGCGAGGCCGAGCGACGTGGCGAGGAGCGCGCGCACCATCGACCAGCAAATGAGGGCGGCGCCGGCGCGGGGGGTCAGTCGGTAGCACGGTGCCAGGTAGCACCAGTGCCAGGTAACCGGCCCGCGGTACTATCTGCAAAAGTGACGTCACGGAAGGGTTGACGGGGCTCCGGATATACGTATAGTAGAAGCATGACAACGAACAACATCGCGACCGAAACCATGACCCAGGCGCAGCTCATGGCTGCATTTCGGGCGCTCGGATGCTCCGTTAGGCCGCGGTCATGGGACCGCGTGATTGCCGGTCAGGTGGTCACCAGCTACGGCGTTGACGCCACCCTGTCGTCGATGGGCTCCACCGAGATCGTGACCGTGCGGGTGGGCGAGCTGTGCGACCCGCCCGCGCTGGTCGCCAAAATGACCAAGGAGCTAAAGGCTCGCGTCAGGGCCACCAAGGCAGCCATCCGGCGCGAGCGATCGGAGACCTGATGACCCGACGCCTAGCCCTCACCCCACGGACCCGCCTCGACCTGGCCTGCACCGCCGAGGAGTACGCCACGATCCGCGACTGCGCCGTCTCCACCGGCCGCCAGATCCAGCGCCTGGTACTGGACTCCGCGCTGGCCGAGTGCAGGCGAATCCAGCGGCGAATCAGGGGCGCCACGGAATCGACCGAGGGCGAGAAATAGTCCCTTGACCCGGCTCAATCTATACGTATACTAGTACACATGACGACGACGACAGCCACCGCGACCGACACGATCCTCGGAACCTGCGGCGTCCTCTGGGTCTGCTACGCCGAGCCGGGCGAGACTCGCGAGGAGCACGCCCGCCGGGTGGCCAGGATGCGGGTGGCCTACGACGCCGCGGTCGAGAGGGCAGTCCGGCGCGGCCGGTGAGGCATCGCGCCCCGTCCCGCCCCGCACCACGAAAGGGGCCGGGGCTTGGGGCGTCAGGTTGCCCCGCCACGGGACAGGGTGTACCATGTCTGTCCCATGCCATCCTCTGCCACCGTCCCTCGCATCTACCGCCTGGTCCTGCCCTACCCTGTACGACTGGCCCTCGTGGAGCTCGCTGACCGCGACGGGTGCAGCTGCGCGGACGTGGTACGCCGGCTGATCCTGGACGAGCACCGACGCGGGATGCCCACGATACAGTTCGCCTCCGCCGTCAACGCGCAGCCGGAGGCAGGTAGGTGATGGCTCTCCGACTCACGCCCGAGACGCTACCCGAGCTGCCACCGACCGACCCCGACCCCGACTACACCCCGGAGCCCACCGCTGGCCTGGTGCTGGACCGCGGCTGGGAGGAGTACGTCACCCGCACCGCCAAGGGCCACGTACACGCGACGGTCCCGAACGCGGCGACCATCCTGTCCCACGACGTGGGCTGGCGGGACGTGCTGTGCTGGGACGAGCTCGAGCAGCGTCCGGTGTGGCGCCGGGAGCGTCCAGCCATCGAGGGGTGGCCCGTGGTGCCAGCGGGTACGGTGCTGCTGGACGAGCACGCGGACGCGGTGGGCCACTGGCTCTACCGGGCGGCCGGTATCCAGTGCAGCCGAGCCGCCACCCTGCAAGCACTCCAGAGCGCTGCCCTGGCCCACCCCTGGTCGCCGGTCGCGGAGTACCTCGAGGGCCTCGTCTGGGACGGGGCGCGGCGGGTGGAGGACTGGCTGGTCCGCTACCTGGGGTGCGCCCCGGTCCCCTACCACGGGGACGTGGGCGCCTGGTGGCTCCGCCAGGCCGTTGCCCGTGCGCTCGAGCCCGGGTGCCAGGGTGACTACTCGCTGGCGCTCGAGGGGCCCCAGGGGGCTGGCAAATCGAGCGCCCTACGCATCTTGGGCGGGCGGTGGTACCGCGAGGTCACCCTGGACCTAAGCGACCGCAGAGAGGCAGCCATGGCCCTCCGCGGTGGGTGGATCTGCGAGCTCGCCGAGATGGCCAGCATCCGCCGGTCAACCACCGAGGCCATCAAGTCCTACCTGACGGCCACGCGGGACCGGTACCGGCCGCCCTACGGCGTGTGCGACGTGGACCACCCGAGGCGCTGTGTGTTCGCCGCGACGACCAACGCCCACGTCTACCTGACCGACCCGAGCGGGGCCCGCCGCTGGTGGCCTGCCCAGTGCGGTGACATCGACCTCGAGGCGCTCGAGCGTGACCGTGACCAGCTCTGGGCCGAGGCGGTGGTGCAGTACCGCGCCGGTGCGCAGCGGTGGCCGACGCGGTCACAACAGGCCCACCTGAGCCTCGTCGTGGACGAGCGCCACGAGTCCGACCCGTGGGAGCCGGCCCTTGACCGCCTGATGGTCCTCCGCCGCGAGCTCAGCCTGGCCGACTGCCTGGCCGCCCTCGATATCCGGCCCCAGGACCAGGACCCACGCGCCGCATCCCGAATCCGAGCCATCGCCCAGCGCCTCGGGTGGGAGCGGGACACACACCCGAGACGTCGAGAAGAGGGCCGCGTAAGGTGCTGGACAGCCCGGCACAGCGCAATCGAGGGGTGTGCCGGTACAGTGCCAGGGGGTGTGCCGGAGCAAGACGACGGATTCATTGCGATATTCGGAGCCGGCACAGATGGCACAGCTCTTACTATATAGAGAGATAGTAAGTATGAGAGGAGCGCGCGAACACGCCCGGGCATATATAGGGAAGTCGTGTGCCGCCTGTGCCGCTGTGCCGAGGAGCGACGGGCCGGATACGACGCCACTGCAAAACTTCCAGAGCCACTTAACTTATTCCAGCCACGCAACCGGACCTTCAGCCTATCGTGAAACACACACCAACTTACATCACACAAGCCGGCCGTTAGGTATAATCGAGGCCTGGGACGGTCGAGCGCTGCGAACGAGGTCCAAGATGAGACACATTCCGAGAGTCGTCCGAACGGTTGGCCTGAGTCTGCTGGCGCTGGTGGCGGTATCCGTCACCGGGTGCCTGAGCGACCCGGACACGGAGCCGGGGCCAGTCGCGCCTATGGCCTCGTCTGCTCAGCCGGCCGGGGCTGGGCCCTACTGCACCAGGGACGCGCAGTGCGAGGTCGGGTACGAGTGCACCGGCGGTGAGTGCCTCGACGCCACAGGTCGTAGCCAGGCCCTCGACCACCCCTGCGACGACCTCACCGACCCTGACCACGACCTGTACCACTGCGGTGGATGCTACCAGAGGTGCCTGTGGCGAGAGACGGGAGTGATCCAGTGCGTCGATGGAGTGTGCCTCACCAGTCCGGGCACTCCGAACGATTAGCCGGTCGGTACGTCGTTATGAATATCATAACAGCGCATCGAACTGGCCCTCGCCTGGCACACGTGGCACAATCCGCACAGTGAGGTCAGCGCCGCACGTCCACGGGTGGCAGGAGTCGAGGCAAAACACCGGCTTGACCCGGTCCCTGGCTGGCGACTCGGCAACGTGGGCGGCACCGGTGGCACCCATCGAGCAGCGCCTCCGACGCAAGGGACCCGGGACTGCCTCTGCCCGGTCCCTGTCCGTGCTGGCGCGCCAGGGTGACGAGGCGTGGGGGAAGCACTTCCGCGCAGCCGACGCGGCATTCCGGCGCCGCGCGCGCGAGGTCGCCAGCGAGCAGGGGATGCTCACCGAGGGTGCGGCCAACCTGCTGAGTGACGAGGCTCTGCTCCGGGCCCTGGCGTGGTACATGGCCGAGCGCGCCGCGTCCTCGCCGGATGACGCCCAGTCCCTGCTGCGCCTCGTATCCCCCTGCCTCGCCCAGGCGCGGGCATGTGCCAGGGATGCATGGGAGCTCGCGCAGAGGGAGGGCGAGAAGGCTGCTCGGGGGGCTGATGCGCAGAGCGAGGCCCTCCGGCTGCTGACCGAGCGTCGGGAGGGGGCTGTGCCAACGGATGGCGAGGCTGCCGATGTGAGCCAGGGTGCGCCACCTGTGTGCCAGGATGAGCCAGGTGACGGGTCGGGCGAGTGGCCGGATGGCGGCCCCCTCGAGGGGGGTGGGGAGTGATGGCTATACCCTCTCACCCGCCCACAGCCCCCATCAGAAACGGCCCCTCGGCCAGCAGTCCGCCCGCCCCCTCGAACGCGGCCGTCCCCCTCACCCCGAGCAGGGGCACCCCATGAGCCGCGGACCGAACGTCCCCGGAACGCTCGAGCTCCTCTGGGCTCACGTCGAGCTGTACGCGCTGGCCGTCGGGCTCTGGGCGTACCTGGGCGTGCGTGACGCGGCGCGCTGGTGCGTGGGAGGTGACCCATGACCGTCCCCGCCCCCTACCAGCCCATCCTCCCTCCCGACGCGCGGACCTACATCGCGGCCGCGGCGGGGTATCCGGTCGCGTCCCCGTTTCGGTGGCGGGTTGGGTGGCCCGTGGTGCTCCGGGCGGTGGGGGCGCAGCGACACCCGACCGAGCCCGGAGCCGTGGTGCTACCCGAGCGGCTGGTGACGTGGTGGCAGCTCGTGCCGGCGGTGTCGGCGGGGCTGGTGGTGCTGGCGCTCGGGTGGAGGGCGGGGCTGCTGGTGCTCGCGCTCCCGATGGCGAGGCAGTGGTGGAGGTGGGGACTGATGCCGGACGCGCCCGCGTTCGGGCTAGCGTGCCTGTCGGCGTGGGGCGTGACGGTCGGGACCCCGTGGGGAGCGGCGGTCGCAGTCGGTGCAGCGGTTGCATCCGGAGCGCTGCACGAGCGGGCGCCGGTGATGGCTGCGCTGTGGTGCTGGTCGCCGTTGCCGCTGGTGGGGCTGGTGGTGCCGGCGGTGGCGGCAGTGCTGAGTCGGGTTGGGCGAGCGCGTGACGACGAGGCGCGTGTCACGGACCACCCGGTGCGGACGGCGCTGTTGGCGCTGCAGCAGCCGCCGACGTGGCTGTACGTGGTGCCGTGGGGCGGGGTGCTGCTCGCGCTTGCGGCGCCGGTTCCGTGGACGGTGTGGGTGGTGCTCGCGGTGGCGTACGGGCAGTGCCTGGTCGCGGTGGACCGGGCGCGGCTGTACCAGTGGGCGGCGCCGGCAGTGGCCCCGTTGGCGGTCGCGGTCGCCGGTGATTGGTGGCCGCTCGCTGTGGTGGCGACGCTGGCCGTGCCCTGGGAGTGGGCGGCGGTCGCGGGCTCGAGGTGGACGCTGGTGCTGGGGAGGACGGGGACGTGACCGAAGAGGCGATCGTGTGGCTGGGCGTCATCCTGCTGCGGCCGGTGGCGCTGGCGATCGAGCTTGCGACGGATGACACGACCGAGCAGGCGGCGCTCGTGGCGCTCGGCTGGCATGAGTCTCGATGGGCGAGATACGTCGTATCCGGGTACTGCTCCGATGGCCCTTCCGGAGCCCGCTGCGACAACGGCCGAGCTCGGAGCCCCTGGCAAACGCACCGCTCTGCCTGCCCGTCTGCATGGGCTCTCGCCGAGGAAGACCCGAGGGCCCTGGAGCGGTCGGCGGTGTGCGCAGTACGCCTCCTCCGTGGCGCACGGGGACGTTGCCGAGGGATGCACCCGGCGGGCGATTTGGCGGGCGCATTTTCTGGGTACGCCAGGTCGTCGGTCTGTACCTGGGCACCGGCGGCAGGTCGAGCCCGAAGCGCGGCGGCGGCGCTGATGGCGTTGGAGGCGGAGTCGTGAGCCGGAAGATAGGAGACAGAATGAGTGTAAACACCGACGGAGCGATGATCAGCAGAACGGTTCGCCTCGTACAGCGCGGGTTCATCTCGCCCGAGAAGGCAATGTCAACGTTCCGCTTTTCGGATCTCGACAGCGCACTGCGGGATACGAGCGCATACGGAGGGTACGACCACTCGTACACGCCGATAGGGCTCAGGCTCATTCGCTCCGACGATTGCGCGAAGAATGAGCCTCACCGGCGCCAGTCACCGTGCCCGTTTTGCGGATCGAGGAATCTGGACCATCGGAACCGGTGCGTGAACTGCGGAGCAGACGAGGACGAAACTCCGTGACCTCCCCCCGCCTCGGCCTGTCGCCGAACCCGCCGCCACTGCCGCCCCCGGACGAGGACGCGCGGTCACTGCGCCGGTCCCTGCGGGCGACGCAGGACGCGGTGGGGCTGACCTACCGGCGCCTGGTGACGTGGGCGGGGGAGCTCGCGCGAGGGGAGATCCAGTTCCTGCGGACGCCGACCGCGAAGACCTCGAGGGACGTGGCTGCGCACGCGGGGGAGCTCGTGCGGGTGGTGACGGAGTCGTCGCCGGTGACGGTGACGTTCCCCCCGGCCACGCCCGAGACGGGGGGGCAAGAGATCGGGGTCGCCGTCGATGGTTCCGCCGTGGTGACGCTGCGTGCTCCGGCACGCGTGTCGCTCCCGGGGCGTGGGCAGCTCACGACGACGGTCGCCGGGCAGGCTTCGATCGTGGCGCAGCGGTGGCAGGTGCTCGAGTCCGACGGTGCAGGGGACTGGCGCCTGCTCGGAGCTCAGGGCCCGACGGGTGCCACCGGAGCCACCGGACCGCAGGGACCGACGGGAGCGACGGGTGCAACAGGCGCGACAGGCGCAACTGGAGCGACGGGTCCGCAGGGTGAGACGGGGCTCACTGGAGCGACGGGTCCGCAGGGTGAGACGGGGCTCACTGGAGCGACGGGTCCGCAGGGCCCCACCGGCGCGACGGGGGCGACAGGAGCAACCGGCGCCGTCGGAGCGACGGGGGCCATCGGACCCACGGGACCAGCAGGACCCCTCGAGTTCTACCCCGTGTTCTGGTGGGAATTTGACGACGAGCACATCGTGGTCCGCGCGGACGCCGGCGTGGTGCAGTCGCTCGCGTCCGCGGCGTGGACCGCGTACAACATGACGGTCGGCGGGGATTCGTCGGGGTACACGCTCACATCGACGGGGGCGACGGGGGAGCATTACGTCTCCGCGACCATCACCGGGGTTGGGCCCGGGTACTTCGAGGTCACCGCGGACGCCTACGACGGGGCCAACGACTTCGTGGTGCTGAGCATCCGGGGCGGAGCGACGATCGACGTCTGGTTTGACCTCGCATCCGGTGCCGTGGGGACGCAGACTGCCACGTCCGGGATCATCGTTGCAGCTGGGATTGGGAGTCTAGGCGCCGGTGTGTACCGGTGCACGCTCCGCGTTGACTGCGCGGGAACCGTGCTCCGCGTCTACAGCGCGTCCACCGACGGGTCACTGTCCTCGGTGGCCACGAGCCCATCGACCGCGATTACGGTGTCCAATGTGACAGTGACGCAGAAGCGGGCCATCCGCGCGGACAACCGCGGTGCCTCGCACGGGACCGTGTTGCAGCAGTCCACGGCCGCGCTGCAACCGGTGTTCTGCTCGATCAGCGGCGACACCGCGAACGGCAACGGGCTGATGTTCGCCGGCAACACTACGAGCGGGTCGCGATACCTGGCGCTGACCGACCTCACGGGTGCGAACGACATTCACGCGATGTTCGACGTTGGCTCCGAGCCATTCGCGGTGTGGGTCGTGGCGGACCGAAACGTGAGCGACGCCCACAAGAAGCCGCTGCTGTGCATCGCGAACGCGGCCGCGAATCAGTACGCGGTGCTCTATCTCGAGGGCACGAACGCCAAGCTGGGCAAGAAAGACACGTCGATGGGCTCGATCGTCACCGCGACACATGCGTCGGCGGCTGGGCTCCAACTTTACACGGGGTACTACGACGGAACCGGCCTGATCGTGGGGTGCGCGGCCACGTACAGCTCCGCGACGGACTACACGTCCACGGATGACTCGACCTGTGCGACCATCGAGGTGGGCGGCGCATCGATCGGAATCGACGGAGACGCGGCCCACCAGAGCGGGGCCAACATCTTCGCGGTGTACTTCGCCCCCGGGCGCGTCGTCGCGCCGGGCGACGCGCTCGACGTTTCGCTGCGGGCCCGCATCGCGGACCGGTTTGGAATCACGACCTGAGGAAAAAGGAGAGAACCATCATGCCCTGTGGAGGACCGAAACCGAAGCCACGACCGCGCCCCAGACCGAGGCCGAGATGATCGCCACCACCGACACCGCGATCGTGATCGTTGCCCTCCGCCTGCTGGACGAGGACAAGCGCAAGCTTTCTGGGCTGAAACAGGCTGAGATCGTGGCAGTGGGGCGCAAGGCGCGCGAGCTCGTGGGGCTCATCACGAGCGTGCCGGGCCCGAGTTGGGAGGCAAAGGAATGAATCCCGCCACCACCACGCCCGGTCCGAAGGTGCTGTGTCTGACTCACTACGTGCAGCCGGTGCGGCAGACGCAGAAGCTCATCGACACGCTCAAGGCGCGTGGCTGGACGGTGGCCGAGATACCCGGGCTCGGGCTCATCGACCGCGTTCGCAGCGAGATGGCTTCGGCGGTGTGCCAGATGCCGGGCGTCGAGTGGATGTTGTGGGTTGACCACGACAACGTCTGTGACCCGAACGACGTCGAGAGGATGCTTGAGTCCGCCGAGGACGCAGACGCAGACGCGATGTTTGGGCTCTACGTCACCCGGAGCAGGCCGGCGCGGCCCGTAGTGGAGTTCGACCACGCGGCGGCAGAGTGGCCGACGAGGAACCGACACCGCATCTCGTGTGGACGCATGGGATACGTGTACCCGGTCAAGCGCGGCGGGTTCGGACTCACGCTCACCCGACCGCGTCTGTTCCAGCGCCTCGCCACGGTGCTGCCACGGGTGCGTCTCGGTCACGACGGGATGCTCGCCTGGCCGTTCTTCCACCCATCGCTGACCCAGGAGGAGCCCTCGCCCGCGGGAATGAGCTACATCGGCGAGGACTACTCGCTCTGCGACCGGGCGCGGGCCATCGGGATGCGCCTGCTCTGCGACACGAGGATCCGCGTGAGTCACGTTGGCGAGTACGAGTACGGACTCCCCGACGTGGAGCCACCGAAGCCCGCTGGTGACACGGTGCACGTGAACGTGGCGTTCGAGGGTGGCGTTCCTCCGTGGGAGGTCGTACCCTTGACCGAGCCATGTCCACCCTGCTCCTCGTCCTCGGATGCCTCGCCCTGCTCGTCGTGTGGCAGCTCGGAGGGTCAACCCTGCGCACCCTGCGAGACGTCTCCCGCGCCCAGCGGGCAGCCCGCCGACCGTAGACCTGCCGCGCTCGGGTGTCTGCCCCCGCCCCCGAGGGAGGCGTCGTAGCGAGTGGCCACCGGTCGCCGGCCCCCCGCGCGTCGTGGTACCGCCTCTCCGGTGACGGGAGCGGTGCACTCGCTCACCGAGCGGATGTTCTGCGATCCGCAGATGTTCGGGGTGCCGGGGACGCCGGTACAGCGTGCGATCTGTCGTGCGGTTGACGGCGTGCCGCTCGGTGAGCTGTGGGACGATCCGGCGGTGCGAGCCACGTTCGGGGGCGCGATGCCGCCCCCGGGCGTACCCAAGATGTTCCTGGACATCGGCCCGATCCGACGCGGGAAGAGCCTCTTCGTGGCGGCGCTGGCGGCGACGAGGACGCAGACGGTGGACCTCTCGCGCATCGGCAAGGGAGAGGCTGGGCCGCGCATCCCGATCGTGTCGGTGGACAAAGACAAGGCCCAGGTCGTCTACCGCCACCTCGTCGGCAAGCTCGAGTCGAGCCCGGTGCTGTCCGCCCTGATCGCGGACAAGCCAACGAAGGAATCGGTCATCATCGCTCACCCGAGCGGGGTGGAGATCGAGGTCTGCACCGTCGCCGGTTCGCGCGCAGGGTCAACGCTCGTCGCGCGATGGGTGGCCTGCGCGATCTTCGACGAGGCCACGCTCATGCTCGGCCAGGATGAGAGCGTGATTGCGCTCGAGGACATGCTGACCCAGCTCGAGGGGCGCGTCCTCCCCGGCGGGCAGGTGGTGCTTCTCGGATCGACCATCGCGCCCCCGCGCGGCCCCGCGTACGAGCTCCTAATTCGGTACTTCGGGCGCCCGGGTGACGGTGTGGTGGCGTGCTGGTCCACGGGCCCCGAGGCTCGCCCCGACCTCTACACACCGGCGCACTGCGCCTCGCTGAAACCGGACGTGCGGCGCGCGACGTGCGAGCGGATGTTCCTGGACCTCGAAACGGCGTTCCTGTCGAGCGAGGTCATCGAGCAGGCAACGCGCCGAACCCCAGTGGAGCGCCCGCCCGAGCCGGGCCACCACTACCGAGCAGCGGCTGACCCGTCGTCGCGCAAGAACTCGTGGACGTTCGTCATCCTTGGAAACGACGGGGAGAAGTACTACGTCGCGGTCGCTCGCGAGTGGTTCCCGGAACCGGGCGGAAGGCTCGACCCGCGGGCGATCCTGTCGGTCGTCTCGGCCCTGTGCTCGACCTACGGAATCGACACGGTGTACTCGGACCAGTATCAGGCAGACGCCTACGCATCGATCGCGGAGGAGTTCGGGCTTGGGTGGTCCGACGAGGCCCTGCAAGGCCTGCCGCTCCGCGATGCGTTCCTGAACCTCGAGAGGTTGCTCGAGGGGGAAGAGCTCGAGCTTCCGCCGGTTCCCGAGCTCAGCAGCGACCTGGCGAACGTACGACGTCGTACGGCGCAGAACGGGGAGGTTTCGTTCGTTCTGGGCAAGAGCGGCCGCCGGCACTGCGACTTCGCTTCCGCGCTCGCTCGGGTCTGCATCGAGCTCCCGGAGCCCCCCGAGGCGGTGGAGAAAAAGCGCACGCTGGACGAGGAGATCGATGCCCACGTGGCAGCGACAGATGGACAGAGAGAGGGGGCCATCGCAGCCGCCCTCAGAAGGGTGGCAGCAGCATGAATATCACGACGACGATCATAAACGACCTGGCCAGAACCATGGCGGACCGCGGTCTGACGCGCATCGCCTACCGGGTCGGCAACGAATCGGTGGTCCTGGACTGCTCTGCGAATCCTGAGCCTCCCTGGGAAGAGCCGGAGCCGATCGTAGAGCGCAAGCCGAGCAAGCTCGACGGCATCGTGAAGCGCCTCACGAGCACCGAAAAGGATTCTGATGACGACGACGCCGCATGAGTGGGACGTCGGCCGCTGGTCGCGCCCGGACGCTCTCCCGCTCGCCCGTGAGGTGATGGGCCGCGTCGCGGTGTGCTCTCCGGTGTACGACCACGCGACGCACCAGACGGCGATCCAGATCGCGGCGTTGCAAGCGGTGGGGGCGCGGGTGATCCAGCCCGTCGGCGGCTCGAATGTGGCTCACATCCGCAACGTCACGACGGCCGCGTTTCTCGCCTCGGACCGCGAGTGGTCGCTCTGGATCGACGGTGACGTTTCCGCTCCGGAGGGGCCCGCCGCATGGCTCGAGTTCGTGATGCACGGGCAGCAGAAGGGACCATTCGTCGGGGGCCTGTACGCGGTGAAGGTCCCGGGAAAACGGTCGTTCGCTTGCGGGTTCTCCGAACCCTCCGTGAGGATTGGTGAGGGCGGAGACTACTACACCGCCCGCTGGTGCGGAGGTGGTGCGCTACTTGTGCACCGATCGGTTTTCGAGCGCATATCGCAGTGCCTCGGAGATGAGGGATCGCTGTACTACCCGTGGCCCGGCTCGGCAGACATCGTTGGACCCCGCGCCTGGCGCAACGGAGTGATCAAGAAGAACGGCCACATGGTGGAGCACGGCGAAGACATGGGCCTTTGCCTGCTCGCTCGCGAGTGCCGCTTTCAGCTGCTCGTCGATACGCGCCTACGACTCGACCACGAGGGGACGCACCGGTTCACTTGGGAGGACGCTCTTGCCCCGCCTCCTCCGCGTGAGGTGTCGCACGTGTTGCAGACGGAGGAGACATGACCATCAATCGAGCGTGGATGACCCTGGATTCGGAGGACGCAGCGTCCGCCTCCTACGAGGCGGCGCAGTCGATCGCGGAAAAACTGGGTAGCAGCATCCGGCAGCGGTGCGACGACCTCACCGCGCTCTACGACGGGTCCGCCATCGCGGACAACCCGATCGTGGCAGCGATTCGCTCGTCCTTCTCCGAGGACATGCTCACCGACAACGTCTGCGCCTCGTGCTCGGACGCGATGATCGCCGCCGTCTTGGCCAACCGCGTCAACCCGATGTTCCTCACGAGCGCGGGCGACTACGAGGAGCAGGAGCGCGCGAAGATGATGCAGCGCGCTGTCGAGGGAACGTGGCAGCTCGAGGGGATCTGGGGGCACCGCGCCGAGGACACGGCGACGGACGGATTCGTGCGGGGGCTCGGGGCTACCTACGTGTGGCCCGACACCGAGAGCCTCCGAGTCCGGTACGAGCGCCTCTTTCCTTGGGAGGTCCTGTACCACAAGCGGGACGCGAAACGCGGCGATCCGAGGACGCTCTACATCGTCCAGTCCGTTCCGCGGGACGTGCTCCGGTCGTCGGTGGCGAGCGACCCGTCAGCGGTCGCTGCGGTGGACGATGCGCAGGCGTGCACGCGCGAGGCGGACGACTACACGCTCGACGACGAGGACGTGATCACGGACCGCGTCCGGCTCGTGCGGGCGTTCCACCTCCCGAGCGGTCGCGTCGATCGCGACACGAACGAGGCGTGGGGTTTCGACGACGAGAACAAAGCGGTGCCGCGTTCGAAGTGGGGGCATGACGGACGGCTCGTGCTGAGCGTGGACGGCAAGCTCGTGAGTGATGAGCCGTGGTGCTACGACTACTTTCCCGTCCCGATGTTTCGTCCGAAGCGCCACGTCGGGGGCCTGCGCGGGCGCGGCATACCCGAGCAGATCATCGGGATCCAGCTCGAGATCGTGAGGGTATTGAACCGCATCGCGGCGATCACGAACCTGATGGCGAGCCCGTTCATCGGCTACGACCAGCAGCGGGTCAACCCGAACAAGTTGGCAACGAACGAACACGGGCGCCTCGTCCCCACGCGCGGGCAGCCAAGCCAGGCGCTCCAGATGTTCTCCTGGTCCGCCGTGCCGGCTGAACTCTGGAGGATGTGGGACACGCTCGTGGAGCGGGCCCATGCGAGGACGGGCGTGTCGGAGCTCAGCGCTTCGGCGCAGCGCCCGGCCCGGGTGGACTCGGCCCCGGCGCTGCAGCTCCTCGCCGACACCGAGAGCCTGCGGCACACCCCGGCGTTCCGCGCGTGGGAGCAGTACCACGTGGACCTCGCAGTCTGCACGACGGACGCATTCCGGGTGCTCGCCCGCGCTGCGCAGGAGAGCGCGCGAACGTTGCGCGTGTTGTGGCACGACGACCGCGAGCTCATGGTGGTGGACTGGACCGATGCTGATCTCGAGGAGATGCGGTACCGGTGCAGCGCCTGGCCGGCGAACCTGCTCCCGAAGACGCCAGCGGCCCAGATTGCGCTCATGTTCGACCTCGTGGAGCGCGGGTTCCTGTCGCCCGAGAAGGCGATGGCGATGGTTCGCTTCCCCGATCTCGACTCGGCGCTGCGGGATGCGAACGCGCCGCTGAACGCGGTCAACGCGAAGATCGACGCCGCGGTCAAGGGCCAGAAGAAGACGGCGGTGCCGAGCGCGTACACGAACCTCGGTCTGCTGCTCTCCACCGCACTGGCGCGCTACCAGGAGCTCGAGGGACGCGGGGCAAGCGCCCGCACCCTGAACGGCGTACGGTGGCTCATCGAGCAGACCAAGATGCAGATGGACCAGCTCGCGCCGCCGTCGCCCGCTACTCCACCGGTCCCCGAACTCGGGGCGCCACCCGGCGGGCCCCCGGGAGCTCCTCCGGGTGGACTCCCCGCACTGCCTCCCGGTCCACAGCCGGGCGTCGCTCCTCCTCCTCCAGTACCGATGGCGGCGCCCGTCGCCGCCCCGAACCTCCCCATCCCCCCGACGGTGTGACCCATGCCAGAGACGACTGCCCCCACTGCTCCTCTCTCCCCTGCCGCCGCTCCGGTTGCGGCGCCCGCTACCGCCCCCGCGCAGTCGCCGGAAGCCACCGCGATCGCGGACGACTCGACGCGGTTCGCAGCGATCGCAGCGTTCATGGGGCGCGAGCCGACCGAGCCCAGCGAGACAGGATCCGATGACACGACCACCCCCACCGAAGCCACCACCACCGCCCCCACGCCCGAGGATACCGACGAGTCACCGGGGGAGGAGGCGCCCGCCGCCCCGTTGACGCCGGCCGCTCCTGCGCCAGGGAAGAAGGTCAAGCTCTCCGATCTGCAACGTCAACTCTCCGAGCTCGCGAAAACCCCCACGGAGAAGTGGACGCCGGAGCACGCAGCGAGCGCCCAGAAGCTCGTGCGGGACATCGTGAAGCGCGCCGACAAGACGGGCGCGTGGGTGGAGAAGGAGCGGGCTCATCTGGACCAGCAGCGCACGCTCCTGCAACGCGAGATGGCCTACCGCGAGGACATGATCGCAGACGCCAAGGCCCTCGGCAGCGGCGACCCGGACGCGGTACTGGCGGCGCTCGGGCGCCTGACGCGGCGTCCTCCCGCGGAGGTGGTAGAGGAGATGGTCCTGCGGGTCACGCGCGATGGCAAGCCGGACCCGACGAAAGCCGAGCTCGAGGCGATCAAGGCGAAGATGGCCCAGCGCGAGCAGGCGGAAGCCGAGCGCGGTGTGATGACCCACGCGGAGAGCCTGTTCAAGCAGGCCATCGCGGAAGAGGCAGACTTCCCCTACGTCGCCGCGGCCGTCAAGGCGAGCGGAAACGAGGCGGGGGCAATCGCCCAGCTCATGGCCGCGTTCGTCGCGCGCCGAAAAGCTGGGCATGTCGTCACGGTCCGTGATATTATGAACCCGTTCGAGCTGGCTCTCGCAAAAGCAGCTCAGAAAACGCAGGTGGTTCCTGTGGCCGTGCCGGAAGCGGCTCCCGCAGAGACGACCACCACGCGGGCGAAACCGGGGCCCCGACCATCCGTCGGCAGAGCAATCAACCCAGCACTCGCGGAGCAGGCGAGTAAGGCGTCGAGGGAGCCCACCAAGGAAGAGCACTACCGGGCGATCGGCGCGTTGCTCAGGCCATAGTGGCCGTCACGGCTCCGCAACAGGGAGCCTGACCGATGACCACCTATGCATCTGCGACCAGCAACCCAAACCTGCTGAAGACCATCTACGGAAAGGAGTCGCTCACTCGCGTTACGCGAGAGCTGAGCGTCTTCGCCTCTGACATCGAGTGGGAGTATGACGACGGCGGCGACGACCTCCGCCCGACCGTCGTGGACATCTCCCCCGGTGGTGGCGTGTCGCCCACGTTCTCCGTGGCGCAGTCCACCGCCAACACCACGACCCAGCGGAAGTTCGTGTACCCGCTGAAGAACCTGTACGGCGTGAAGTTCCTCGATGGCGAGATGATCGATCGCACCATCGGCGACGACATGGCCTACGGAAAGATCGTGGACCACGAGATGCGCGCCTTGGTCCAGACCTGGAACGAGGCCCTGAGCGCTTCGCTCTGGTCGCGCGCCGGTGGCTCGGTGTGCCAGTTCACGAGCGCGAGCGTGACGATCACGAACGCCTACTTCACCCCGGCCATCACGAGCGATTCGCAGCTCTTCGAGATCGGGCGTCAATACGAGTTCGCGACGGACGACGGCACGGCGACCAGCCCGGCTGGTGTGCTCGACGGCGGCGCAACGCTGACCTGCACCGGCGTGGACTCGGCGGGCAAGGTCACGTTCGGAGCCGCGATCAACACGATCGCGGGAATGACCAACGCCTGCTACATCTTCCCCGCGGGAAGCTACGGGAAGAGCGGCACGGGCGTCCCCGGGTTCATCCCGATCACGGCTCCGAGCTCGAGCGAGTCGTTCCTCGGCGTGGATCGGTCCGAGCACTGGCGCCTCGGCGGGCTGCGGTACGCGCCCGGTGTCGGGCTCAAGACGGACATCCTCCGAGACGCGCTGGCCTACGCCGGCGTTCGCGGATGCAAGCCGACCCGCATCTACATGAACGACGTGGACTGCGCCGACGTGGCGGGCGAGCTCGGGTCCTACACCACCATCCCAGTGGGGACGCAGGACGTGACGATCGGCCACAAGGGCATCGCGTTCATGGCCGGCGGCAAGAGCGTGGCTCTCGTCGCGGAGTCGTGGGTTCCCAAGGGCTATTGCTGGGCGCTCACCCCCGAGACGTGGAAGCTGACCTGGACCAAGCGCGGCGAGGTTCCTCGACTCATCGACGACGACGGCGTCAAGAAGTTCCTTCGCGCGCCGACTGCCGACGCCTTCGAGGCTCGCCTCGTGGGGCGTGGGCGGATGCTCCGGTGCCTCGCTCCGGGCAAGAACATGGTCGTTTCGTTCGCGTGATAGGAGGCATCGAGAACCATGGCACGCACTTCCGTTTCGACGATCGCTGACAACCTCAAGGCCCTTTTCGCGGGCAGCAATGCCTCCGACGACAGCAAGCTCATGCCGCTGTCGTACACGCTCGAGATCCCCCTCGCCGCGAACGCGGACTCCGCAACCACGTTGGCTCCGGCCGTCGCGGCTGCGGTGGCCGTCCCGGTGGCGAGTGAGATCGTCTCCGGGTACGTGGTTCACGCGACGACCCTAACGGGCCACACGCAGAACTACGTGACGTTCGAGGTAGCTCGGTACGCGAACGACGGCACCGTTTCTACGAACCCGCTCGCGCTCGCGCTGTCCGCCGCAACGGTCACCGTTTCGGCCTACGACGGCAAGGCGATGACGCTCACGAACTCTCTCCGCAACTGCGACGCGGGGGACGTGCTCGTGGGGTGGGCGGACAAGACGGGAACCGGCATCTCCGCCGGGGCCTCGAAGATCACCCTGCTGATGAGGGCCAAGTAACATGAGCCGGCAGAAGACTGTCCCCGTGCGCGGAGTCGGAGTTCAAATCAAGCAGCTCTACTGCCGGTTCCGTCCCGACACCGCGAGCGACCCCAGCACCATCTACGGGCAGGGGGTGCTCGACGTGACGCACCTCACCACTGGGAGATGGACCGTGTCGTTCAACGAGGCCGCGTTGCGGTGCCTCGCCATCATCCCTGGGGTGGAGGTGTCCACGTCCAGCAACGATTACGCCATCACGTGCACGCCGAGCAACGAGGGGACGACGACTCCTCTCTCGATCGTCGTGACCAACAACGTGGGCGGTACCCCGACGGACATCGCGAGCCACACCCAGAACTGGATCAGCCTCGTCGTGGTGGTGGAGGAGTCCAGTGCCGCGGTATGATACTCCACTGTCGCCGCCATCTGGCGACGATGAGATGGAGAGCGAGCCCCTCGTCTCCGGTCGCGAGGAGCGGGCGCAAGCCTTGCTCGACGCGATCGAGGCGGGGGATGCCGCGGCCGTCGCCGATGCCCTCGACGCCTGCACGGGCATGGGTGGGATGGCAGAGGAGGATTAGACAGGGTGGCGAACGTCTCCGTTTCCACCCTGGTCGCGGGCGCCCGACTGTACGCTGATGAGCGGCCGTCGGGCGCCACCGCGTTTCTGCCCGACTCGGACATCTCCGCGATCGTGATCCGGAGCATTACGAAGATCCGAAACGAGATCATCCTCGCGCGCGGTCACGAACAGTTCGTTTCGACGTCGTCGTTCGCCACGTCGTCGGGCACCGCGTACTACCAGCTTCCGGCCGACTACCAGCAGTCGCTCACCGTCGAGCTACTCTGGAGCTCGGGGTGCTATGAGCACGTGGACCCAATCGAGCACCGCGAGCACGCGGCGGTGCAGACGATCAACTCCTGGCAGCAAGGCACGCCGAAGGGCTACCGGATCTGGAACACGTCGATGCTCATCGAGCCGACCCCATCGGCGGCGACGAGCGTGGAGCATCGCTACATCCAGCGGCTCGACACGACGGCCACGAGCTTCGACTTCGAGATCGACGGCTGGGACGAGTGGGTCATGCTGGACGCGGCCGCCGCTCTGCTGATGATCCAAGGCAAGCCGTCCGGGATGGTGGTCGCGCGCCGCGATGAAGAGGGCGAGCGCATCAAGAGGATGACCGAGGACCGACACGCGCTCGACGCGCAGCGCATCGTGGACGTGGGCCCGGACCGGGCTCGTGAGTCCCGATGGTGGCCCGGGAGGTAGGACGATGGCCCGAGACGTTTCAATCTACGATGAGCCGCTACAGACGCAGACCCCCGACGCGGGCGCCAACACGACCGGCACGGGGTACGACTTCATGGGCTCCGGCGATGGCACCGCCGGTCAGATCGGGTACGTCTACCAGGACATGATGGGGATCAACCCGGTGCAGTCCGACTACGCGGTAGACCCGTACAGGATCGAGTCCCCAACCCAGGTTGGGGATATCGCGGCATGGCAGGGGCTCGCGCAGGGAGCCGGGACTGGGCTCACCGAGGACCGGACCGCGGCCATGGCCGCAACGTCGCTCGGGGCCGCGAACCTGACCTACCTGGACCAGGCCCAGCAGGGACAGGTGCCGTCTGCTGCGGAACTCCAGGCGCAGGCCCAGCTCGAGCAGGCCCAGCGCGCGGCACTTGCCCAGGCTGCCACCGGGCGCGGCGGAGGCGGGCAGCAGCGTGCAGCGATCCTGGCGGGCCAGCAGACGGGACTCGAGGCTGTGATGCAGGGAGCTGCGTTGCGCGCGCAGGAGCAGGCTCAAGCGCGGGACGCGTACCTGCAAGGGCTCGGACTCCAGGGACAGCTAGCGGCGAACCAGGCTGGCATCTCGGATCAGGGGCTCAACACGATCGCGGGAATCTACGGGCAAGAGACGTCCTGGGCCAACCAAGATCAGCTGAACAAACTGCAAGCCGAGCAGATCAACGCCGGCATATACGACACCGCGGTCGGCGCGAACACCGACGTCGCAGTCGCGAACTTGGGAGTCGCAGCGGACCGCGATGAGCAGCGCCGCGAGACGTCGCGCAAGCTCTGGTCGAGCGTGCTCTCCGGCATGGGAGGCATGAGCGGCGGCGGCGGAATGCCCGGTGGCGGAGGCGGCTGATGTCGCTCGAGGGTGACGCCAAGTGGGTCCCCTTCTCGAAAGGACTCGAGCAGGGCATCGACTCGCGCGCGAGTCAGGCGCCTGTCCTCGCGTCGGCCGTGAACGTGGTCTACGACACCGAGGGGCGTCTCAGCAAGCGCAAGGGATACGAGGTGCGGTCAACGGTGACGGCGACGGGTTCGTTCGCGGCTGGCATCACCGAGGAGCCGCTTCGGGTGTGGGAGGGGGCCGAGGGCGAGGAACTCGTCACCACCGCGAACCTGACCACGACCGACAACCGGGCGAGCGTGCTGGGTCACATGTTCACCATGCTTTCCGGGGCGCTACGCGAAGACGTCCCATGCGGTCCCGATGGCCTCGTCCCGTTCCTCGGTGAGGCACGAAAGCAGGTCATCAACGCCACTCTGTCCACGACGTCGGCCCCGCTCCGCCACTGCGCAGCGACCTACAAGAGCCGCACGATCGTCGTGTACGAGCTCACGACGTCCAGCATCCGGCTGTGCATCTACGATTCCACTACCCACCACCTCATCTATGCCGTAACGCGATCGAACGCAGCGCAGCCGAAGTGCTGGGTTTCTGCGGGCAGCGACTCAATCTGCGTCGGGTACCTCGAGACGTCCGGCAACACGATCGAGTGGATCCCGTTCCCCGACACGACCGTAGACGTATCGGCACCGTGGGGGGGGACGATGCTCACCACCGGGTGTGGTGCGGCCACGAGCTACACGACGGATCAGCAGTGGGACGCCTGCGCGATCACCGTCGGAGCGAACACCTACCAGGTATTCGCGACGACAGGATCGCACCTCGTTGACGTGTGCCTGATGACGATTGGCGGAGTGGGGGTCACTAATATTACTCTGGCGTCAGACCCGAAAACGATTGCTGTCTCGGAACTCGGGGAACGGCTCGGGGTGTACTGGGAGGGCGGGATCACGGCAACCGGCTACATCTATGCCGCGGTCATTGCCGCCGATGGATCCGTTACGTCGTCTGCGACCGGAGCCATCACCGCAGCGGGCGCGTCCGGCAATGGAGCCGTCGGATGGTACAAGCTCGACTCGGCCCCCACCGCCCCGTACCTCGTGGTGGCGATGACCGACCCGTCAGCACCGCGACTCCCGAACGGTGGGTACGACACCGCCGTCCGGTTCATCGATGCGACCGATGCTTCGGTTGACTCGACCTACTACATCTACTCGGCGGTCCCGTGCTCGCAGGTGTTTGCCAACGGCGAGACTCCGCTCATTGCTGTACATCAGGGCGGTACCACGTTCGCCACCTACGTCTATGCGCTGCGGTTCGGTGCCGCGAAGTGCTGCGGGCGGTTGCAGGACTACACCGCTCCGGCTGCGACCTACGACCTACCGAAGGTCGGAATGTCCGCCGGAGCGACGTGGGCCCCCCTCTGCTTGCGAGAGGTGATCGAGGGCAACGTTTCGGGAGTGGCCGGCGGGGTGCGTTCGATCGCCCCGGTCGTCTACCACCTCGACGTGGCGAGCCGTCGGCGGGCGTGCACGGCAACGCTCGGTGGGGCGAGCCTCATCGCGGCTGGTACCGCGCTCCACTACGACGGGGCTCGGGTGTGCGAGTCCGGTTTCTGGGACACGCCACTGTTCACTGCCGTTGCCGCGACGGCCGGCACGGACGTGAACTGGTCCTATCGCGTGACGTACGAGGAGGTCGATGCGTTCGGTCGGGTGCACCGGAGCGGAGTCGGTGACCCGGTCGCAGTAGCGCTCGCGACCTCCTCCGCCGTAAACATGGTCGTCGCCTACCCCTACCGCACGTTGCGGCGGGATTCGACGGCGCGGATCTGCATCTGGCGAACGGTGCACAACGGCTCCCTCTTCTACCTCGTCGCATCGCTCAAGTGCGGTGCGATGGGCTCGACCGTCAACTACGCGGACAGCGCGTCCGGTACGTCCGACGCGACGCTGCTCGTGCGCGAGGCGCTCTACACGGACACCGGGCTACCCGAGGAGTGGACCCCACCCCCGACGCAGGCCCTCTGCGAGCACAAGCGCCGCATCTGGTGCGCTCAGGGCTCGCGGCTGTACTTCACCCACGAGCACGCGGACGCCTTCGGACCTAGGTGGTCATCGACCAACTACATGGACACGCCGCACGAGGTGACCGCTCTCGCGAGCGCGGGGGATGCTCTGCTCATCTTCGGCGAGCGCACCACCCACGTCATCTTGGGAGACGGCCCCGACGCGCTCGGAAACGGACCGTGGGCGGAGCCGGTGTTCCTCGCAGCGGTCGGTTGCCCCCGTGCGCAGGCGGGGCAACGCGGTGCGGCTCGGGTGAGCCTTGGGGTCTGCTGGCGCGGCGCCGGCGGGATCTACATGAGCGACGGCAACACGGTGGACCGCATCTCGGACACCGCCCAGGACGTTCTCACGTCGTTCCCGATCTGCACCGGCATCGCGGACGATACGACGCGGAATCGACTCCACGTCACGCTGACCGCGACGGAAGCGCTCTCGGCAGCATCGGGCGGTCTCGTGTGGCAATACGACCTCGACTCCCCCGTCTGGACGTCGTGCACCGTGGGCCCCACCGGGGTGTGCTGCGGGGCGATGGTCAGCGGGTACCACACGATCGCCGGGTATGGCGCTGGATTCCGGTCGCTGACCTACCGACAGGGCACCGCGGTGTGGCAGGACAGCGTGGGAAGCTCGAGCACGGCTCCGGTGTCGATGTCGCTGACGACGCACCCGATCTTCCCTCAGGGTGCGATGTTGCCCTCCCGAACGCGGCGCCTGTCGGTGGACGGGCAGCGCGTCGGTGCATCGGTGTCGATGACCATCTGCGCCACCATCGACGACTCGACGTCCACCGATTGGAATCGCACCTACGCTCTGACCGGGTCTGGTCGCCTGTCGGTCCAGTACGAGATACCACTACAGCGGTTCGAGGCCGTGAGCCTGACCATCTCCGAGGCGCTCACGGACGTCGGTCAGGCATCGACCAGTGGCTTCGATCTGGCCGGGCTCATCATCTACAGCGAGCAGGACGGCGACCCGCGCCGCGGCTCCGACCGGAGGCTGTGACCATGCCGAGTCCCTACGACACGATCCCCGCAGAGTGGGCCACTCGCATGGTGGACCCCGCAGCACCAGTGGCACCGGTCGGGCTACCACAGGCGTGGTCGTCGCGCCTCGTCGCTCCGCCAGGACCGGTGACCGCACAGGTCGTCCCTCCGGGTACTGGGGCAGCGATGGCATCTCCCCCGCCGGCTCCCCCGCCGCAACTTGTCGGTGCAGGCGCTGGGATGCCCTCGTCCGCGGCGCCGCCTCCTCCGAAGCCGAAGCCTCGTCCGGCGCCTCCCGCCGGTGGTGTTCCAGCCGCCCCTGCCGCGCGTCCCGCTGCTGCCCCGCCGGCCCCATCCGGCCCTCCGCGCGAACTCGGGCCCGACGAGATCCTGTCTCTGTCCCCCGACCAGCTCGCGGCGTACCGGCGCGACCGGGCGGTGTGGAAGGCCTACGAGCCGGCGCGCTACGCGACCGTGGGGCGCGACGTCGAGGCGCACGCCGAACCGGCGGGGTGGCAGATCCAGCAGCGGACCCCCATCGACGAGGAGACGGCCAAGGCTTTGGACGATGCCACGCTTGCCCGTGCGCAAGCCGAGGCAGAGATGCAACGCCTCGCCGCGTCCCAGCTCGAGGAGCAGGCCGCAGCACAGGAGCTCGACGCGGAGCAGACCGAGTGGGACCTACGCCAGGAGCAGGCTCGCATGGTCGGGGTCCGGCAGAAGATGGACCAGGCGATCGCCCAGTGGGACGCGGAGTCCAGGGCGGTACGGACGGCGCGCGTGGACCCGACGCGATACTGGCGCAACATGTCCGTTGCCGGAGAGATCGCAGCGTTCATCGGCCTTGCACTCGGCGGGCGAGATGCGTCCGAAGCGATCAACCGTGCGCAGGAGAGGGACATCGAGCTACAGCTCGGTGACATGGAGCGCCGCGAACGTGGCCTCGGTGACCGTCGCGTCGCGCTCGACGACATGATGGAGCGATACGGCGATCAGAAGACGGCCGTTGCGGCGCTGAAAGAGCGGCAGCTCGGGGTGGTCGCACAGCGCGCAGAAGCGATGAAGATGAGGGCGCAGAGCGACCAGCAGCGCGCGGGAATCGACCTGTTTTTGAAGCAGGTGGACGAGAAGCGAGCACAGCTCCGCGTCGAGTGGGCGCAGGCGAACGCGCCCGTCGTGAACGCCTCGGTCAAGTGGGTTCCCGAGCAGCAAGCGCAGACGGTCCGCGTCGGTGGGGGCGGTGGAGTCGATGCGGCGCTCGCGGCGGCGGGGACGGGGCCCACTGGTGCGGCTGCCGTGGGGCTGTCCGACCGAGAGGCGGCGACTGAGCGGTCGAAGTTGCTCGATCGGATCCGAAACCGAGAGGCAGCGTTGCAGGAGATCGACTCCAAGACCGCTGACTATCAGCGGTGGGCGCTCAACCCTCCGAGCACCGAGGGGGAGATCGCACAAGCCGCGCTCCCGAACCTCCTGTTCCGTGCGGCCGTCTGGAACGGGTTGCAGGGACGGCAGGATGCACCGAGTTCGATCGAATCCTCGGCGCTGAACGCAGTCGGACCGGACATCTCGTCGCGTGTCGGCGCCACCGCTGCGCGGTACGGCATCGCCGGAGCCAAGAGCGCGCGCGAGGGAGCGGTGACCGCTATCCAGACGCAGCGAGCTCGGATCAAGAGCCTCATCGAGGCGGACAAGAAGAGGCTCTCCACGCTCCCCATCACCGGTGCCTCACCAACCCCACAGCCTGCCGTGGAGCCCAGTGCCAAGTAAGCTGGTTACCATCATCGACGAGAACGGCCGCGCCATTCAGGTGCCAGCTGAACTCGCCGCGGACTACGAGGGGGCTCACGTCGCCGACCCTGTGGAGCTCGCTCGCATCCAGCACGAGCGCGACTTGGCCGCTGACCCGTGGCTCACCGCGGGCGCTGCTGCTGCGGGGGCTCTCCGTGGAGCTACGCTCGGTGCGTCGGACGTGGCGATTGCACGGGCCGCCACCGGCGACGCGGCGGAGGGACGCGCGGGACTCCAGGGACTGCGGGAGGTGGCGCCGATTGCCTCCGGGGTCGGGGAGCTTGCGGGGGCAGTGGCGCCAGCGTTACTCGCACCGGGAGCGCTCGCGGCCCGGCTCCCCGCCGGGCTCGTGGCACGGGCAGGGACGGCCGCTAGTGAGGCGGTGGCGGGCCGCGTCGGCGCTGGGCTCGGTGGGCGCCTGCTCTCCTCGGCGGCCGCCGGTGCGACCGAGGGGGCCCTGTTCGGCGCCGGCATGGCCACGTCCGAGGAGCTGCTCGAGCAGCGGATCGCGGACGACCCAGCGGCGGCAGCCGGGCGCATCCTGTACGCGGCTGGGGTCAACGGTCTACTCGGGGGGGCACTGGGCGCCGGCACCACCGGAGCGTCCGAGCTGGCCAAGGGCGGGGCGGCTGCGGTGCGGCACGTGCTCCCGTTCCCGGAGGGGCCGCTACCGACCGCGTCTGCGTTCGCCGAGCGACAGGCGGCCGAGGCGGCGGCGGGTAACTACCAGCGCGGACACGACGCTCTCATGGCGCGCGGAGAGACTGCGGGCGGTGGCAACCGCGTGGGGCGCAAGCTCTTAGACGAGCCCGACCTCCCCCTGAGCGATCCGGCGGCCGTGGCAGAGCGCGCGCGCGCTCGCAAGCTCGACGCGGGCAACCGGATGGGGGCGGCGCTGAAAGATGCCGACGGCGCGGTCATCAATGGGCAGCGGCTCGTGGACGAGGGGCGCCGCGTGGTGAGCGAGCTCCGTGGACGAGGGAGCTCGCTCGGAGAAGCTGCAGCACGCAAGCTCGAGCGCGAGGTCGAGCGGGTGGCGAATCGGATCGATCCGCCGCCGGGACCTGATGGGGTCCAGATGGCACCTCGCCCCGTCACGGTTGATCAGGCACACGTCATTCAATCCGATATCGGCACGACGGTGTATGAGAAGCATAATCCGGCGAAGCGCCTATCGATGCAGGAGGAGGCGCTAGTCCGATGGCAATCCGCGATCAAGGATGAGATCGATACCTCGCTGCAAGCCACTCCCGGCGACGCGGCTGCGAAGTGGAAGGCTGCGCGCGAGGACTACGGCGACTGGTCCGAGGTGGAGAAGGCCGCATCGAAGCACGCGAGCGCGCGCGCGAAGAACCGTCAGATCAGCCTCACCGACTACCTCGCCGGGGCAATCGGCGGGACGCAGGCGCTCGCGACCGGGACGCTGCTGCCACTCGGCGGTGCCATCGCGATGGGGGCCGCAAACAAGGCGCTGCGCGAGAAGGGATCCGCCGCGCTCGCCCGCATTGCCGACGCGATGAGCAAGAGCGACGGTCGGCTGTGGCAGAGCGCACGGGCCATCGCCGGCACGATCAAAGAGGTTCCCAAGCGCGCCGGGGTCCTGCCGGTGTTCGCCGGTGCGGACGCCTACCGTCGGGCGAGTGAGATCCCAGAGGAGGCTCGCCGCGATCCGGAGGCGTTCCAGGCGCGCGTTGCCAGGTCGCTGACTCCGCTGTCCGAGTCGCACCCCGAGGTGGGGGCCCACCTTGCGGAGCAGACCACGACGGCAGTGCAGGCCCTCGTCCGGCGCCTCCCGCAGCCCCGCGGGTCCGCAGTGACGCTGACACCGCAAGCAGAGCCCATGATGCTCACTCCAGAGGACGAGGAGCGTTTCGTTGACCTCGCCAACGTAGTGGAAAACCCGGACCAGGTGCTGGCGGACATCGCTGACGGCACTGCGGACTGGGACCAGGTGCGGGCGCTGCGCGAGGCGTACCCAGCGATCTGGAGCGAGCTCAGGGATCGCATCGCGGAGGAGTGCCAGCGCGCCGAGGAGCCGATGCCGTTCGACCGCCGCGTCGCGGTGGGCCTCGCGTGGGAGCTGCCTACCGACGTCTCGCTCGAGCCGCGCTACCTCGCTGCGATGCAGTCCGCGATGGCCCTGCCGCAGCCGAAGAAGCCTCACGCTCGACCCGCCTCGGCAACCGCAAGCCGCAACCTCTACGGTCAGTTCGCCACCAAGGGCGACAAGTTGGAGTCACCATGAACATCAACATCGCGTCGTTCGTCACCCCTCCGTTCCGCGACTCCGCGACCACCACGGTGAATACCACGGTGCGTCTCTACACCGCGGTGACCACCACTCAGAACAACGTGCTCCCCGATGACTGGCGCGGCCGGTACATCGAGATCGGATGCGAGGGCGGGACCGTGGACTACGTGCTGTCCGTGGACTCGGCGCAGATCATCGATCGCACCGTAGCCGCGACGTCTGCGGGGGCCTCGTCCAGCACGCTCGGCGGACGCCTCACCGCGGGGGAGAAGGTCCCCGTCGTGGTACCGGACCCGGCCGGCGGCGGTCAGGTGTATCTCGCACGGCAGGCCGACGTTTCCACCGCTGTGCTGCGGATCACGGTGGTCAGCCCGTGACCTCGCCGCTGCATCGAGTGGGCAGGGGGCTGAGACGGTTCGGGGGAGGCATGTCCCTGTCCATGTTCCAGGCTCTGGGCCTACAGTACGGCGCGTTCGCGGCCTACGACGCGGGATTTGGACGTACCGTGAGCGGTGCGTCCGTGACGGCGTGGGCGAACATGCTGTCAACGTCGTACCCGTGGGCGCAGCCCGGGGCGACGACGCTTTGCCCAACCTACGGCATCGACGCGAAAGGCCCATACCTATCCTTCGACGGCGGCGATTACATGATCTGCAACGCGCTGGCGGCGCTGTTCACCGGCAACAACACGCCGTTTTGGTTGTTGGCCGCGATCGACGGAGAAACACGTGACGCGACCGTCGCTTGCCTTCTGTCGATGGCAGACTCCACGCTGTCGAGTTTCAACTTCGTCGGCACATTTCCGAACGCGAGCGCCACGACTGGAAACGGGCAACGCACCGGAGCGACGAGTGCCACGATCACGACGTCCGTGACCGAGGGCGTTGTCACCGACTGGTACAACGGCACGAATCGGCGGCTGATCTGGGGAGCGACGGCGAGCAGTGCACAGGCGCAGTCGGCAAACCTCACGCTCGCACTCGGGACGCTCGGAGCACTGCGGTACGGAGCGGTGCCGGCGACTACGTACTACCTGAAAGCCAAGCTCCGCGGGCTCATCCTCGGGACCACGATCAGCGAGGCGAATCTCGCCGTCATGGCAGCCACGATCAAGGCGAAGTACGGGTACTGAGATGGCCAACCACATCCACGGAGATCTTGACGAGCTCGAGGAGATTGCGCTTGCCGATCTCACTGTCGCGAACGCCGGAGACGAGCCGTTCCCGCGGCGCGGCGTCCCCTATGGTCCGGGTCCTCACGTGGTCGTTTCGGAGACGTACACACCCGGAGCGATCGGCTGGTGCGCCCGCCGTGTGACTCCGGTTCCGGGCCGCGACGAGGACGTGATCCATTCGGACGCCACCGTTCAGGGAGCGACGCGCGCGGAGATCGTGCGCCTGCTCGCTGACCCGACGATACCAGGGCAGCGCAAGGCCCTGATCGCGAGAGCCCTGGCGGCGCTGGCAACGGCGCATCCGAAGGCGCTCTCACTCACCACCCCACCAGGAGACACACCATGGAAGATCTAGCAACCCAGCTCATCGCAGCCATCCAGTCCCGTGCATGGTGGCCCGTTGTGGGCATCGCTGCGGCGCTCCTCGTCGGAGTGGGCCGCAACGTCCTGCCCTCGTACTGGGCCAGCATCCCGTCGCAGTGGAAGCCCCTTCCCGCCGGTGCGCTCGTGCTCCTCGCCGCGGTGGCCGATGCGTTCACGGCCGGGCTCACGTGGCAGGTGGCGCTGGTGATGGTCGCTGCTCAGGTGGCGACGGCGTGGCCCACTGCGGTGGGGGCGGCGGACGCGGCCCTGAGGCTCACCGGAAACAAGGCCCCCTCGCTCGCCAGCATTGAGCGTGATGTCCAGACGGCTCGAGCGATGGTCGGCAAGTTGCCCCCGGTGACGATCGTGCTCCTCGTCTCGGTGCTGCTCGGTGGGTGCTCCCTGCTCCGCTCGGCGGCGCCGGCTGCGGCGGGACTCGCGGCCAGCAACGCGACGCAGGCGTGCTCGCTGCTGCGAGGGTCGGACCGTGACGTGTGCATGGTCCTGGCCGGACTCGTCGAGGCGAACGAGGCGCTCATCGAGCAAGCGGTCCGGGACTCGCTCGAGGAGGGTCAGGCGTGCCCGGTGGCGGCACCTGCCCCGTCCAGCAGCGCCGCGCCGGTGGTACCGTGACGACCCGCGCGCGCATCGTAGAGGTCGCCGTCTCGCACCTCGGGGCCGGTCCCGAGTGCTGCGCCGAGGCGGCTCCCGGATACGACCTCACGAAGACGGCGTGGTGCCAGATCTTCTGGTTGCACTGCTTGCGCCAGGCAGGGGCAACGGACCGTCTCTGGCCGAGCGGACCCGCGTGGCCCAAGGCGTGGCTGCCGACCACGACCAAGCCACAGCCGGGAGACATGGGCTACATCCACGAGCCGTTCAACCACGGGTGCGTGATCGAGTCCGTGACCGCGGCGACCATCACGTCGATCGACGGAAACTCTCCTGGTGATCGGGTGGCACGACGGTACCGGGCGGCGCGCGAGTTCACGACGTTCTACTCGATCGCCTCGCTCCTCTCCGATGAGGCTCCGGCGCTGCTGCTGCAACGGGCTCTCCGCGACGCCGGCTACGACCCGGGGGCCATCGACGGACGCATGGGGCCGCGCACCCGTGGCGCGCTCGATGCCTGGGCACTCGACCACCCCGAAAGGGTCCTATGACCACCGAGCACCCGACAGATCCGAGCCCGCCTCCGCTCTCCGAGGACACGCCGCGGGGGGGACGGGCGCCCGTGCATCCTCCCCGGGTCGTGCTCGGCCCGGAGGCGATGTCCGACCTGCTCGTCCGCCTCGTGGTGGCCACCGAGGACATGGGCCGAGACGTGCGAGAGATGCGCGCGGACCTTCGCATTCTGCTCGAGGAGGGTCGGGCGCACGCGGCCCGGCTCGTCGCCGTCGAGCGGTCCCTGGCTGCTCTCCCGTGCCGTGGCGGGTCGCGCTGCCCGGAAGAGGCAGCGGAGTAGCCATGCCCCGCGACATGCGGGACATGCGCGAGCGGCTCGAGCGGCTCGAGAAGCGCCTCGACTCCCTCGACTCCGACGTCCGTGACCTACTCGGCGGGGACCGGCAGTCGGTCGTGGACGTGGTCGAGCTCCTGGCCCAACGCCGGTCGCTGCGGGCCCCACGGCAGACCGAGCCGGCGGCGTCCTGGGCGTGGCGGCAGTGGCTCACCTACGCGCTGCCGATCGCAGCGGCGGCCGCGTTGGGGGCGACGCTGGGAGTGATGCGAGCCTGCGGTGTCCCGGTGGCGCCCGTCCCGCCGGCTGGGGTCACGGACGGGACGGGTGGGTACTGACCAGAGCGGCCGTCCCCGCATCCGTCCGCTGCCAGCAGTACCCGGGGATGCGCGCCCCGTCGATCGGGTCCCGGCGGTAGTACCTCACCAACCGCACGAGGCCGAACGCGGCGAGCTCCCGGAGCGTGGCCTCCTCCGAGTCGGTCGACGGGAACCGGGCTCCAGGTTGCGCGGGGCACTGGCGCAGGGTGGCGAGCTGGCGATCGGTGAGGTCAGCCACGGCGCTCCTCCCATCGCGAGCAGTGCCCGTCCGGTAGCAGGTTCCGATAGACGTCCGGGCACCGCGCATCATCACGCAGCCACTCGCACCCGTCGCACCTCCGCCGACTGATCTGCACGAGCTCGCGGACGCGGGGTCTGCACAGTTCACCGACCACGATTCCGCGGGCGGTGGCTCCGCAAATCTGCACCATCGTCTCCATGGTGTCGTGGACGCTGTCCAGCAGTTCGCACGTTCGCGTGCACCGTGGCTCTCCGCTGCTCTCGTCGGGTTGGTGGCGGTCAGGCATGGCGCCTCCTCTCGGCTTCCTCTTGCTCCGCGCTCCCGTCGCTGTACCAACCACGCGGCCCGTGCGCATCGGCGACTGCGCGCGCCATGGTGGCGTCGTGGGCGCTGGCGCATCGTTCGCACAGCCCGGGATGGTCCGGGTGCTGGTCGTCCTCGCTGTACGCGGTGCCGCAGTCGTCGCAGGCTGGGTCAGCCATCTTGGCTCCGTTCCTGCTCGCGCTTCAGTCGGTCGATCTCCGCCGCGATGAGGGAGCCGGCCTTCACTAGGAGATCGATTCGGTCAGCATCCGGAAGCTCGCAATTGTCGAACGGTTCATCGCCCATGAACGTGCGCCGATCGTCGTCCTCGTCCCACGGCCACGGGTCACCAAACACGATGCTTCTGTCCTGCGTCCCCATCCGGTAGACCCGCTCCGGAGCCGCGTAGCAGACCGCTGCCCACGCGAGTTCTCCATCCCCGTGGCAGTCGTCGTGCTCCGCGTCGTACCCCTCGGCACTCACCTGTCGCGCGCGCTCCTTTGCGATCAGTTCCGCGCCCGTCTTCGTTTGGTCAGCCACGGCGCTCCTCCTCAAGACGCGAGACATCATTCAAGTCGAACGGCACGAAGAAACGCTCAACGCGCTTGCCGCTGTAGCCGCATTCTTCGCATCCGGCCCCGACATAGCAGTGGCGTTTCACGTCGTATTCGTACAGGTGAGCTAGTCCCATGCATTCTCCAGGCTCGAAACATCCAGAGCACGACATGGTGAACTTACTCCAATAACCCTCCACTCCGTCCACGATAGCTATCACCCGACGAACCCCGTCCTCGGCCTTGCGGTAGCGCCGCTCACCCACACTCCACCTCGATTCCCAGCGCTGCGCAGAGGTCGCGCATCGTGGTCCCACCCGCCAATACCGTTCGTTCGTCTCCGTCCCAGTCGATCGCCGCCATGCGACCGTCGACGATTTGTACCCCCCGCGTCCCCGGGCATTCCAAGAGCCACTTCTCGATCGCGCGAGTGGCGGCGACATCGCGGATCTCTTTCCCCGCCGCTACCACCGCCAGCGTTCTCAGCAGTTCGACCGCCTTCCCGAAGCTGATCTCCTCGTTGTCTAGCCGGCCCAGAATCTCGCGCACGGCCTCGTAGGTGATGCCAGCGTCGCGCGCCCGGGCGAGTTCGCGATCGTGCTGGGCAAGGTAGGCGGACATGGACGCGGCAAGCTTCTGGTTCCGATCGCGCAGCCTCGCGCACGCATGGCGGGCACCGGCGCGGATGCGAAGGGCCTCGAAAGTCGCTTCGCTTGACCACCAGCGAGCAATCCTCTTCAGATGCCCGGGAAGGCAGAAGAAGTCGTGCGGGAACGGGTTTCGCCATCGCTCAGTCATGGCGTCCTGTGGCAGAGCAACTCGGCCATCTTGTCTACCGCCGGCTCGCAGATGTTGCCCGGTCGCATCCCTAGCACTCGGCACCGCTTGCCGTCGTATTGGCTGCACTTCTCATCCGAACAGAACGGAACCAGTTCGTCGCTCCACTGCGGCTGCGCTTCCGTCAGTTCGTCAACTTCTTGCGGCCATGTATTCGCCATCTCTCCTCCTCTAGTGCCCCTCCCCGGTCTGACCCGGGCGCCGCTGAGATTCGACGTTGCGGCGGCGACATGCGAGGGGCGGCGGGTCAGCCTGGATTCGAACCAGGATCCACCGAGTTTGGAACTCGGGGCTCTACCGATTGAGCTACTGGCCCTAGAGCAACGGTCCCGGCGCGGTTGGGGATGGGTGCCCGGGACACGTTGCAGAGTTTCACTGGCCCCCCACCACCCGCACAGCGTCGATCTCGTCCATGACACTCGCCAGTCTGCGTAGCCGGTCGCGCCCAACGAGGCGAACCAACTCATCCACAAGACCGGCATAATGCCCAGAAAGATACGCATGGTTCTGCTCGTCGCCTAGTATGCGCTGTTCGTATCGCGCCCGGCAGCCGAACGAGCCATCGACCGCGTCTAGGTACTCAATCAGGCGAGGCGGTCGGTCGGTCATGCGTCGTCGCTCCCTGGTTCACGGGTTGCGCCGGACGCCGGACGTGGCTGCGCTGCTGCTGCCGGAGCAGCACCGGTTTTCTCGAGCGTCACCGTTCGCGGCTTCTTCCTGGGCAGGCTGATCTCACAGGTCATCGTGGCCGCGATGTCCGGGGAGCCGGCTATTCGGATGCAGTCCACGGTTTCGCGCCCGAACCGGTCGCGATCGGGTCGCAGCGTGATGCTCTTCCCTACCCACTCCTGCACCTTGCGCCCGAACATCGCTCGCAGGCACTGGCCGTTGGTCGAGTTCATCACTAGCTGCATGTCCGTCTTGGCGAACGAGATGATGCCTCGTTTCCGGTCGCGTCCGTCGTCCTGTGGCAGCGGCTCGACGTCCACCGCCGTGATGCGCAGGGTGACGTTCTTCCCCCCGAGCAGTCCCGCCTTGAGGAACCGTCCCGGGAAGAGCTCATCGAAGTCTACGGGCTTCTTTGGTGTTGGTTCGTGTTGCTCGCTCATGGTCAAAACTCCAGTCCTTCCAGGTCATCGTCATCATGATGTTGTGCCCACTTCGGGCGCCGGAACGTGAGCAGTTTACCGCCGCTCACCCCCGGCCATTCGTTGCGCTCACGGCATCGAGCGAGGAGCACGAGCGCCTCGCGGTACTCCCGCCGGCCCTCGTCCAGTTCCTCGTCCGGGATCTCGTACACCACCACGTCGTGCGGAGGGTCCGATTCTACCACTATCTCCACCGACGGGATCGCGCGCCCGAACATTCGTTCATACCCGTCCGCGTAGAACGCCCAGGCCGGGGAGTAGCCGTACCCCACCGCTCCGCGCGCGAACGCATCGGGCAGGATCGTCCTGGTCGTTTTCAGGCCGACGATGCAGTCGGGTCGTTCGGTTCGGTCCGCGAACGATAGCCAGTCCACACGGCCTTTGCACGACACGCCCGTCTCGGCATCCGACCAGGTGAGCGTGACCTCGGGTCGGCCACCGTTCAGGTACGGTGCAGCTACCGGGTCGCCGCGCACCGCAGCGGACATCCCCAGTGCCTTGTCCATCCACTCATCGGAGACACACTCTGCGCCGATGTGTTCTGTGCGCCAGGCATCCCGATCAGCACGAGCTGCCTTGGTCCTGAGGTCACCGTAGTCGGGCTCTACCACGTACCTCCCCGCGAGCGCGTCAGGCTCCAGCACGGCGCAGTGGACGAGGCGACCGAACGCTAGCGCCGTCGTGTCCTTTCTCGGTGCGGACAGCAGGTGCTGGTAGTGGCGCGGGCTGTACCGGATGATCTGTTTCAGCGTCGAGATGTTCACCGCATCGATCGCGGCGTAGTCGTCCAGGTAGGTCACGCTCCCGTCCTCCTCGTCTCCGGGCACTCGCCCGCCGCATCGGACAGCATCTCCGCACACTCGGTGCAGACGTCGCCGTCGCCGGGCCAGTCCGTCTCGGTGGTGGTCAGCGAGCGCCCGCACATGGAGCAGGTCGCCATCGGTAGCAGCGTCGCGTCCTCGAGCTCGAGGTGGTTCCGCGGACGTGGCTCCGAGTCGGGCGGGTCGAATTCCGGCTCGCAGTCGCACGCGGGGCCCCAGCCGCACGGGCAGGGTGGCAGCGGCTCCTCGGGCGGGTCGAGCCGGTAGTCGGGCGGGTCACCGTAGGTCATCGTTCACTTTCCTTACGCTCGACGCGCCCACCCTCGGCCAGCCACCGAGCGAGGGCCTCGTCTGCCGCTGCCACGAGGCGCTCCTCGATCTCCTGTCGCAGGTCACGGCGACCTGACCGGACGAGCCACGTCTCGGGGTAGGCCAGCTCGGTAAGCTCCTCCGCGACGTGGGGCGGGCAACCGGAGAGCACCCACCCCATGGTGAGGTGGTGCCACTGCGGTACCGCCAGCAAGTCTCCGGTGTCGTTGCAGTTGAGCTCGACCGGGACGCATGACACGATCGAGATCGGGCCCTGGACGAGCGTGGTGCAGGACACGGTGCCGAGGGAGGCGGTCATGGCTCGACGTCCTTCCTCACCAGCTTCCCGTCGCGCACGCAGTACGGGACTCCCGGATCGATGCCGTGCTCGCCTACGTAGCCGATCGCGAGCCGCCAGCGCTCTGCGGAGCAGTCCCACCACCGGATCTGGATGATCGCGTCGTCCCCAGCGGTCGCGGTGCCTCGGACCCCAGCGGTCGCGGTGCCGTCGTCCCCAGCGGTCGCGGTGCCGGCGTACCCAGCGGTCGCGGTGCCGTCGTCCCCAGCGGTCGCGGTGCCGGCGTCCCCAGCGGTCGCGGTGCCTCGGACCCCAGCGGTCGCGGTGCCGGCGTCCCCAGCGGTCGCGGTGCCTCGGACCCCAGCGGTCGCGGTGCCTCGGACCCCAGCGGTCGCGGTGCCTCGGACCCCAGCGGTCGCGGTGCCGTCGTCCCCAGC